GAGCCCCGGATGCTCTCGTATGTCGGTGAGAACAACCGGGAAGACGTCTTCTTGTTCATGCGCGACCAGCACCCGACGCCGCTTCATGCCCTGGTCACGCCGGAACAAGTGTTCCCGGAATCACGAGCGGCGCGGATCGCCCGAGCAGAGAGGTCGATCGAGCTGGGGGTCCTCGATCCACGGTCAGAGACAGCGATCCGGTTGTTAGAATACGGCAACTACGAGACGATCTGGGAGAACTCAGACCTTGACCGGCAGAACGCATGGTGGGAAAATCGCAAGCTGGCTGTCGAAGAGATGGCCCCGGTGCAGCCGTTTGATGATCATCAGGTTCACCTGTATCATCATAGACGGTTCCAGAAAACGCCGGAATGGCGTGGGCTGTCGGAGATCGCGAAAGCGATGCTCGAAGAGCATGTTCAGATTCATATTGCTGAACTGGCCGAAACTCTCGGAGCGGCGTCGGCCATGACCGACGTCCCTGAAATGGCCGGGGCAGAACCGGGGATCCCGGAACCTTCGATTCCAGGGATGACTCCAGAAGGAGACAAGAATGTTTGATTGGCTGACCGGCTTGCTGATGACCGACATGTTTGACGATGTTCATGCGCTTGCGGAGAGCGTCGACAACTCTGATGAATCGCCGTTGACCGACGAAGGCGCGGCGAGTGGTGAGACGGAAACGTCGGATGACAGCCCTGCGGACCGGGGTCCCGATGACGTGGAAGCGACACCAGTCGAGTCGGAGATCGACGCGTCTCTTCAATCGGATGAAGAGCTGGAAACGACCGACGACGATGCCGACGTCGTCGAGACGTTCACGCTGCCGGACGGCCGAGAAATCACCGCCGACCAGATCGTCGAGCGATTCACCGAAGAGTCGAAGGCGGTGGTCGACCCGGAAGAGATCAAGAAGCAGGTTCTCGCAGAGCTTCAAGCACAGACTCAGCCGGAACAATCGGCCCCGGTCGCCCCGGACCCCTTCTCGAATCCTCGTGACTGGATGCGGGCCCGGTGGGATCATCTCGTCTCGCAAGGCCAGGAACCGACGGTCGAAGGGGTTCAGCATGACCTCCAGACGGTTCGATCCCGGGTTCTGTATGACAATCAGCAGAGGCTCGAGACTCAGATTCAGGAACGCCGTGAAGCCGAAGAGCGCCAGGTGGCCGAGCAGACCCGTCAACAGCATCTCCAGCAGCTGACGACCCCGGAAAAGGCCCCCAATCTTCAGGGAGAAGCAGGGAAGCAACTCCTGGAGATGGCTCTGGCTCGTGCCGAGAAGGCCGGGGAGACCGACCTGGCCAAGGTGGTCAAAGAGGCCAACGAGTTCGTGGCCAAATTCGTGCAAGAAGGGTACGTGAAACCGAAGCAAGGGAAGATGCGTCTTCTCCGGAACCGGATGCCTCGTGGAGGCGCCGCGCCGGCGCCAGTACCCAAATCAGACAAAATGAGGTATGATGGCTTCGAAAGCGTACAAAACGCTGTCCGGTCCGCCCTAGAAAACGAGTAGGAGATAGGCAATGGCTCAGAATCTCTCCGGAATTTCCGCGATTCTCAAGAATCAGTACCTCGGCCTGCTCCGAGATGCTCTCCAGAGGATCGCGTGGACATGGGCGTATCTGAAGAAAGGGTCTCTCAAGTGGTCCGGGAACCAGATCAACTGGCCGGTCCGGATGCAAGGGACCAATGCGATGTCCTGGGGTGTGGGAGGGACAGCCCTGAATGCGTCGCAGCGTCAGGTCACCGTTCAATCCACGATCACCTCGAAACAGGGCTGGTGCCCGATCGAGTTCACCTTCGATGCGCAGACCGCCTCCCGGGACTCCAAGGGCGCGTTCATCACCGCCATGGCCCTGGAGATGGACAAGGGCATCGGCGATTTCGTCGACATGATGGAACGCATCGTCTGGGGAGACGGGACCGGCAAGATCGGTGAGGTTCTCAGCTACGCGGCCGGAGTCGTAACCTGTCGGCCCCCGACGATCACGGCGACCCAGGGCTCGGGTCTGAACGGGAACGCCGGGGTTCGATATATCAAGACTGGCATGATCCTGGACTTCTACACGACCGCCGGTGTCGCTGGGCAGCTGGGGGCAGCCGTCACCGACGTCGATGAATCGGCCAACACCTTCGATATCACTCTCGGATCCGGCGCCGTCCCAGCCGCAAGCGACGGGATCTATCTGTCTCGTCCCGACCAGTCGACTCCGGTGGATCAGGAGCCCATGGGAGTTCCGGGGATCATCGATGACGGGACCCTCGTCGGAACTCTCCAGGGGATCAGCCGGACAACCTATCCTCAGTGGGCGGCACAGCTGATCTCGGCGGGGACGTTCGCCGCTCCGGGGAATCTCTCCGGAGACGACGTTCAGCGAGGCATCGACAAGGCGCGCGAATCCGGGGCCGGCGGTCAGCTCATGCTCTGGATGATGAACGACGTGAAGAGGGAATTCATCAAACTCGGCCAGACCGACGTTCGGTTCGTCCCCGAGAAGCTCATCATGGGGATCAACGAAAGCACCGCCGAGGACAAGGCTCTTCCGAAGAACTCGATGCGGTTCAACGGGTTCAAGCTCTGCTGGGCTCCCGACGTTCCCTGGCGCACCCTCTTCGGGTGGCTCCAGTCTCTGATCCGGCAGTACCCTCAGTTCGATGGGCCGACCTGGGTCCCGAACGAGCCCGGAGGCGGGGGCGGCGTCCTTCAGAGAAAGACCGGGGTCGCCGGAACCTACGAGGCTCAGCTCTGCTGGATCGGGAACGTCGGAACTGACGTGATCTCGGCGAATTCGAGTTTCGTGGTTCGACAGATCAGCTCGACCATCGATCAGGTCCAGAACGACTAACCCGTGACAACCCAGGAGGTCTGGCCGTGATCACTTTCAAGGAGTTGACGGTTCGAGTCATCACCGGGACCACGGACGGCGCGGCTGGAACCAGGTCGAACCACGCTCATGGCCTGGGCAAGACCCCGACGAAGGCGTACATCGAAATCACGCCGTACGCGGCGGACGACGATGCCGACAACGCGGCCGTGGTTTCTCTGGTAGCGGTCGATAGCACGAACATCACGGTGAAATCGAGTGCAGCTTCGACCGAGTTTTCGGCTCGGATCTGGATCAACGACGACGAGGGCCTGAACGTCAGAAACTACTCGTGAAAGAGGTATTCGAGTTACTGAAGAGTTACGCGCCCGAGTTTCGGGAGTGCATTTACGATTTCAATCGGCTCCCGGATTCGGCCGAGGTCGTGCGTCAGCTCGTGGCGTACGACTCCCGGCTCTTCCTTCTCTGGAACAAGATGCACGAGCGCTGGGAGCTCTGGCGCTGGCGCAACACAGAGCTTCCGAGAGACCAGAGGACGATCGGGGGTGAGACGGATCTCTATGCGGCCGCAAAGCTGCAGTGTTACAACGTCGCTCCGGACATGCGGCTGATCCAGGCTCTCCCGGGGGCGGATCTTTGGCGCGAGATCGGGACCGATGACCCGGACAAGGTCGCTGATCATCTCGACGAAGGATTCGACGAAGGAATGAAACAAAGGAGGGAGGAGGTCAAGCGGGACGTTCAAGACCTGGTGGAAGACAATCACCGAATCCTTCGTCGAGATATCAGCGACGAGTTCAGCGGTTACTACCCGTCCACAGTGAATCCTCCGGCCCCGACCGGGAAATGGAAAGACCCTGATGACTCTGGCTGAGATGGAAACGTTGCTCCGGGATTACCTGGACAACCCATCGACGAACTCTCTGAGCCAAGTCAGAGCCTTTCGCATTCTCAACGAAGCCTATCGGTACCTCTACAACGTCATCGTCAAGAACAACAACAATTTCTTTGCGACGACTTCCACGATCACCTTTGTATCGGGAACAGAGCGGTATACTCTGCCGACGGCGACCCGGACATTGCTCATCGAGCGAATCGATCAGGATCGAGAGTATGAGGTCCCGTTCATCCCCTACGTTCATCGAACCCGGTATCTGGTCGCGGCATCGGTGTCCTTGAGTGGATACGAGACGAAGTGCTATATTCTCGGGAATACGGTCGGATTCGTTCCCGTTCCGGATTCGAATGTGACCGACGCGATCCGGGTAACCTACGTCCCCCCTCCAACGGCTCTGGTATCAGCGACGAGTCCGCCGACAGAGTGGACAACCGATCATCATGAAGTGATCGTTCTGGCGGCATTGCTCCGCGTGGGGATCCGGGACCGGGAAAACAGGAAACTACGGGTCGATCAGTACAACGAGTTGAAGCTTGAGCTTCTGGAAGCGACGGCGATCCGGCAGTCCCAGGAGCCGAAAGCGTTCGAACAGGTCGAAGAACAAAGCATCGAATGGGGATAAGCCATGAAAAGTCGAGAGAGAATCGTCTACGTTCGGAACAAGTCTGACAAGGATCAGCCGATCCAGATCGACGGCAAGACGACCATTCTGAAGGCTGGCGAGGTCGCTCCGATGCCGAAATCGCACTACTACGTTGCCAGGAACAATCTGTCTTCGATATCCGCGAAGATCCCGAATCCGCTCGAGATCATCCCGGACGACGAGGGGACCCTCGCGCACGCCGAGTTCAAGAAAGAAGAGGCCGACAAGAAAGTGGCGGCTTCGGCCCATGAGTTGTCCCAAGCGCAGAAAGACGCCGAGAGAGCTGCGCTCGACCTCGAGACGCAGCAGAAGCTGACGCAACCGCTCGAAGAGTCGCCAGCACCTCCGGAACCGCCCGAGCCGCCGAAGATTGCCCCGGAACCTCCCAGAAGAGGGAGACCGCCCAAGAACAGCTAGATGCCTGACTCCAGGACGACGCTCACGGCTGAGCCAAGAGTTCGGCTCGACGGGGGGCTGAATTCTCGGTCGAGCAATTTTCAGGTCGAGCGCAATCAGGTCATCGCGGCCAACAATTTCAGGACCCAGGACGAGGGGTCCATGGAGCTCCGGGACGGCGCCTCTCTTCTCTTCACACAGAACTACCCGGTTCAGAGTTCCGGAGACCTGGACACCAACAACCGTTCCCAAGCTCCGGATCTGGACCTGGTCGTCGGTGGAACCTTTCCTCAGCCACAGACTTACACCTGCAAGGTCATATTTCAGGGCTGGGAAGGCAACTTCGGGGCGTCTCTGACGTCTGCCGGTGTGGTCACGACCGCCGGGTCCCGGTCGATCAAGGTCAAGATCGAGCCGAATAATCTGGGAGAGGGGGCCGGCCAGGCGGCGCCGGCGATCGACGATCCGTTCATGCAAGGAATCTCTAACACCGGGCCTCTCGTCTACATCGAATCGACCGCAGATCCTGGAGTTTTCTATCTTCAGGCGTCGGTCAGTTTCGTGTGGAGCGCCGGGGACGTCGCGTGGAGCACGACTTTTACCTCGTTCAGCACCGGCCTCGGAACCTTTCCGGGCGACTCGGTCAACCCGCAGCCGGTTCGATACCTCTACCACCACAAAGCAGCCGACATGGCCGTTGTCATCGTGTCGGATCGGGGATATCAATTCGCGACATTCTCGACAGCGACCGAAGGGGAATACTGGCTCATTCCGACCGACAAGGACGGAAATCTCTTCTATCTCAGCCGGACCTACGGCCCGATCGGCATCGCTGAGGCGAATCGGGTCATGGTTCTGATGGACGGGATGCGGGCCAAGAAATCCTCGATCGGAACTGGGGGGTTCTCTCCCTACTTGACTCCCGAGGACAACAACACCTGGACATTGCTTGGAGCGACACCACCAGATGCTGTACCGACCCTGGCCGAAGTTGTCGGAGCCGGGGCCGTTTTCGCGGCCGGCGAGAAGTACAAGTATCGTCAGACCTTTATTTATCGGCATTCCCGGGCCGTCAACCGGAATGTGACTGAATACTGGTATTCGGAGTCGAGACCCGTGGAATCGGCTGAAATCACGATCGGAGGGGGTGGGGCCGACAGTATAACCGTGACCTTGAACGCTTCAGAGAGCGAGACGAATCTCTACAAGGTGCGTTTATATCGGACAATCGACGGCCCCGGGGCTCGGTACTTCCGGCTCGCCGACGCGGATCCTGGAGACGGGACCTATTCGGATACGACGCTGGACGCCACGATCAATGTGACCGGCCGCAAGACCGACCCGGACGACGAAGGAAAGATCCCGCTCGACGTGCCTCCGAACGGCCTCGTGCACCCGATCGAGCATCGGGGGCGGATCTTCGGGCTCGTGGCCCGGGTCATCAACGTGTCGTCGGCGGATTCCCGGGTGCGGGCGATCGTCGGGACGAATGTGGCTCGGATGAGCTTGGTTCAGAAGGTCACCTACGTCGACCCAGACGGCTCTGACACCGACACCATCGAGCAGAGCCTCGACGCATGGCCGGATGACGACGACCATACCGTGATCCTTGGCGGCAGCGGGCACGACGTCAGTGGGTGGATCTCCTATCGCGGCCGGATCTTGGTTTTCAAGACCGATGAGCTTGGGGTGATCACCGGGACGATTCCGGGAAACTTCGATTACGAGACGCTCTACGATGACATCGGCGCGATCCCGAACTCGATCATCAACGTTCAAGGGATCATCTTTTTCTGGAACGCCGAAAAAGGCCCATACATGTACGATGGTCAGTCGTACGACTGGGTTGGTTTCAAGATTCAGCCGACATGGAAGACGGACCTCGACAATGGATTCTTCTGTGCCAACGTGGTGCATGACCGGGAGACGAACGAGGTTCGATGGTCATTCACCGACGCTGAAGTCGACCCCGACACAGCTGCTGGAGACGAGGATGAGGCCCGAGGGTCATGGAAAGAATACGCCTATCACCTCCCCAGCTCTTCGTGGTGGCCAATGGATGGGGATTCAACGACACGGGCCCGCGAAGTGCGCGCCGTCACCAACCTCTTGACGAACAACCTCTTGAACCCGACCGTCGGGTCGAATCAAACGACCTTCGGCGACACCGGGGGCCGCGTGATGATCGATCATGGCGCTAACGCCGACGTGACCACAGCGATCACAGCATCGGTCGAGTTTCGAATCTTCGGCTATCTTGAGGACTTCAACTGGGTGAAGGTCTTCAAGCAAATCACGCTGTTCTACGAGATGGGAACAGAAGGAGAGGGGTCTGTGACGGTCTCGGCGAAGGTCAGCTCCGGGGCCAATTACGCCACGGTCTTCACATTGACCGGGACCACGACCGGGGATCAGGTCGATATCGACGACATTCCGTCCCCGGTGGACGCCACGGACGGCAAGACCTGGGACCGGGGGCTCTGGATCAAGATAGACTCGACGGTCGACACAACGCTCGTGTTCAAGGCGATCATGCTTGAATACGAGCGCGTGACTGCGCATCAGAGGTCCGTATGAAAGTGAGCCGGAAATTCAACGTCGATCAGTTCGACCCCCATGCCAAGGACTCTTCGCGGGCATTCCAGCTGATCGATCAGGATTTGGGTTCTCTCTTTCAAGCGGTCAATCAGATCGATTTTCGATCCGGAGGGTCCGGGAACAAGATCGCTACCATCTCGGACGGGGCTGTCCCGGACAACATCGACGGTCGATTCTTGGTCTATACTTCGAATTCGGTCGCCAATACCGACGATACCTTGAATCACAAGCTCGGCCGCGCTCCGGTCGGGTTGATCCAGATCGAGGCCCCGGTTGTGGCAGGAGACACAGAGAACTCTGGAAGGGTATACTTCAGCGATACAGCGGCGCCGACAGCGATGACCGTTATCTTGAAATGCACCACGGCGTCGAAGCGGTGTGTCGTTCTTCTGCTATGACCTATGCCCAGGCTCACGAAGAATCAGCAGGCCCAGGAAGGGTCGAAGCGCCTCCGGATCGATCGGTCGGCGCCGGGGGTTGAATCGAGGCGGTCCATGGCTCTTATCCCAGGTTTCGACCCGATGCGAGGCTCGCGGCAATCGGTGGCGATCAATCCGGCCGGGAAGCCGGTCAAGGCTTCGAAATGGGACGATCCGAACGATCCGCTGTCTCTCCAGGTCACCGATCGTGCAGCGGCCGGGGTCGGCGATTTCAAGAACATCTCTCCGGACCTTCAGAAGGCTTTCACGACCCCCGGTCCTCAACGAACGAGCGGCCAGGATGAGCTCGATCGATACATCGCTGAGCAGCAGAAGCTGATCGACCCGGGATATGATTGGGCCGGCGACCCCGGCACCATCGGGATGCGAGACGCGGCCGAGATCGAGGCCAATGCGATTCGATCCAAGATCCGGGACACGCTCCAGGGATCAGCGTCTCCGATGGCCATTGCTCGCGAGACAGCTCGGTGGGATTCGCAGACCAGGGGCGACGTGCTCAAGTACATTGCCAATCGCAAGATTCAGGCACAACAGAATCTGGCGTCGACGATTCCACAAGCGGCGACCCTGCAAGCGACGGTCGAGGAGCGGCAGCGCCAGCATGAGCTCGACAAGATTCGTCTGGCCCAGAACTACCTGAGGCAGCAGCAGGACTACGAGCTTCGCCAGGAGAGGGCGAATCCGTTCAGCGCTCAGAATCTTGGGCAACTTGGGCTCAACTTGGCGACCCGAGGGGCGACGACTGTCCTGGATCAGATTCTGGATCCGTCAGCTGGGAGACGGGACAACGACCTCTCTGAATATGGGCTCCAAGACATCTTCGGTTTGCTGGCTCGATCCGGTCAGATGTTCGGGGGTGGATGATGCCGTACGACCCATCCCGCTCCGCAATGTTTGCGCTTCAGGATGACTCTGCGGCACCAAGAGCTTTGCCTCGCAAAGCGAACCCGTTCTCCGACATTCCTGATTTCGAAATCCCGTCCAGGGCGCCTCAGAAGCCTTTCTCGGACGTGGAAGCGGAACCGCAACTCGTCGACTCCGTTCGTCGATCGGCGGCGTTCCTGGGCATCCCTGAAGGCCAGAAGCTGACATACGGGCAGCTTCGAGATCTCCGGGATGCGGCGACGAAGGACCACAAGATGCGCTACGACGCATGGTCACAGCGCACGAAGCCGGTGAATCCATGGGCAGCGTTGGCTCCGCAGCGACTTGCCCTTCAAGAAAGACGCCTCGGGGTTCGTGAAGCCGGTGAAGCGCGCCAGCGAGAGCTCGGAGAGCGCGGGGTCGCGGTTCGTGAAGCCGGTGAAGCGCGCCAGCGAGAGCAAGGGGGCCGGCGGCTCGACATCCAAGGGGCAGCCGAAGCGCGCCAGCGAGAACAGGGCGAGCGACGGATTGGGGTTCAGGAACGAGGGGTCACCGTTCGTGAAGCCGGTGAAGCGCGCCAGCGAGAGCAAGGCGACGAACGGCTCCGGATTTCCCGGGAGCAGCTGAAGATCGCTCGCGACCGCATGGCTCTGAAAGAGCAGCAACTCGAAGCGCAGGCTCAGAAAGGAGTTCAGGCCACGGAAAGAGCCAAGGCGCTGCGCAAGCTGCAGCTTCTCAAGGCATACCGGTCATCTCCCGAAGCTGCCTTGGTCGAGAAATCAGCTCTGGCAGCGACGGGATGGTTCCGTACAGACAAGAATGACCCGTCGATCCAGCAAGCGCTTATGGAAGCGGAGCAGGTGAAGCTGGTCGAGATTGAACAACAGGTCGATCAGGAGTTCGGGGATCCGGCTCTGGAGCAGATTCGGACGTTGCCAATCGAAGATCTTCAGATCATTATTCGTCCGGATTCAGGGATGTCGGACATCGAGAAGGAAGTCGCGCTCCAGGAACTTGAATCGAGGCTTCAGTAATGGCGTCGGATGCTCTGAAAGCTCTTTTGATGAGACGGCAACCGCAGCCTCAACCAAGGGTGAACCCTTTCGCGTCGCCGGCCCCAGCCCCACCTCCCGCCACCGCTGCGCCCGCGCCATTGCCGCCCCAGCGGTCCGAGATCCAAGAGATGGCCGCTTCTGGGCTGTCGGCGCTCGGTGATATCGGATATGGAGCCCTGGAAGGTGCAGCGAATGTGCTTTCTGGATTCAGTCCGATCAACGTCGAAGGCCGATCGTTGAATCCGCTGAACCCTGAATTCATCGGCCAGGTGCCGCCGATCGCCAGGTTCATGGCTCAGAAAGGCGGCGAGGCACTCGGAGGGATCACCGCAGAGCCCCCGGTTCAATACGGCCCTGCAGCGTACCAGGACGTTCCGACGCCACCCGGAGTCGTGCGGTTGCCCCATGAGCGGCCGCTACGCCCTGAAGCCGGTGAACGCCCCCCAGGCGCAGCTCAGTTCCAGATCGGTGAAGCGATTCCACCGATGCGAGAAGCTCTCGTCGACCCCCTCGTGCATACGGCTGAAGGATTCGTTTCTGGCGATCCGTCCCGAACGGGGCAATCGATCGGAGAAGTCGGTGCCATGTTTGCTCTCCCGGCCATCGGGCGCGGGGTCGGCCGTGCCGCTCGAGCGATCCCAGGAGCACAGCGAGCGCTGCCGACGTTCCTGGGGCCCGAAGCGTTGCCGCCGACTCCTCGGTTCGAGCCAGAAGCGGTCAGCGCTCGATTCGAGCCGGCTGCTCCGCTTCAGATCGAGGGGAAAGTTGCTGCTCCTCGCGGGATCGAACCTCCACCGGAACGGCTCGCATTGCCGCCGGCGACCACGATCGAAGGGGAGGGGTTCGTCGCTGGTCCCATGGAGGGGACGCTTCGAGGGACAGGCCCGAACGCCTTCATCATGGACACTCCGGGAGCGCGGTCGGCCCGCGTCCCTGCCCGTGCTCCTGCCAATGCCCCTGCCTCTGCTCCTGCTCCTGCTCCTGCTCCTGCCCCTGCTCCTGCGCAACCCGGGCCACGAGCCAAGACGCCGGTAAACCCGTTCGAAGAGATTCAATGGGAGACGACGCCGGCACAAGAAGCGCCGATAGCGGCGTCGGCGCAAGAGCAGGCGTTAGCTTTTCAAGAGAACACAATCAAGATCGCCGATCTTCTGGACGTTCAGGAGCCGGCGCCGCCGATGCTGCTCGAGCAGATCGAGAAGTCAAGCCCGCCGGGGCGCGCGCCGAATCCGTTCGAGCAGCAAGATGCGTTCGTGCCGCCAGAAGCGGCGCCGGTCCTGGGTGAGCGTCGAGGGGCCCCCCGGGGACGCAAGAAGGGCGAGAAGCCGGACAAGAAGCCGAAAGCCGACGCTGAGACCGACGGAGCCCCCCTCGACCCCTGGATCGGCGATGCGCTGAATACGGACGTGACGATGCCGACCGGCAAGCTGGCGTCGGCTGCAGCGTGGATCGGCACCAAAGCGAACCCGAATCCTCAGTTCGGTCGGTTCTACCGGGAGACCGGGATCTCCGAAGCGACGAGCCGGGCCACGATGAAGCGGAACCGGAACCGAGAAACTCTCCAGCGCGAGGTCTACGGCGACGACCCAGCCTCGACAAAGGCCCAGATCGAAGCCATCGAGAAAGCCAATCCCCAGGCGATTCACACAGCCCGGAAGATCCGGGAGGGTCTCCAGCTGAACCAGGTAGAGCAAGCGTTTCTGGCCGAGCATGGAAGCGCCTATTTGCCAGTCGCTGAGCGATTCTTCAAGCATCTCGACCGAGCCCGGGAGGTCGGCATGGCCACCGGGGATCTGGGTCCGAATTACTGGCCATGGAACTTTCGAACCTACGGTCAAATGGTGAAATCTCTTGGTGAGAACTGGCGCAAGGTGCTTGGGTCCGAGAAGGGCCGGAACCAGATCCTCGGTCATCTCGAGCGATCCCGGGAAGCTGTCGAAGCACCTCCAGCGTCCTTGGTCAGCACCATCGATCGGTACCACCGAGAAATGGCGGCATGGGATTCGACCCGACCGCTCAACCGGCGTCTCCTGGAGATGGAAGGCGAGTACAAGGGGAGGGGCCAAACCGTGGAAGCGGAGTTCACACGGGACTGGAACAACGCCAATATCGTTCAGGAAGTTCCGAAGATCGATCGGCAAATGGTGGAGGTTCAGATACGAGAAATCCTCAAAGACAGACCGAAAGTCGGTGAAACCTTCGTTTCTGACGGGATTTCCACACCGATCCCTCCAGGGAAAGCTGAGATTGTCGGAAAATCAGGCGAATTCTACCGGGTTCGTGTGGATGGCAAGGAAGTTGCAAACCCCGTCCCCGAGATAGACGTCATCGCCGCCAAGCACTCCAAGACAATCAATCCCAGACCGATGACCGAGCTAGTGAACAAGATCAATCGGCTCGGGGTCATGCTTGGCATCGGCTTTCGATGGATCTCCGGGCTCCGGGCGATCACGGCGAACGTCGGCCGAACTCTGGCGAACGAGACGCTCGGAAACCTCCGGGAGGGATTCGTTCGAGCGTTCAAGGAACGAAAGAGCCCAGAGAAGCTGCGAGAGTGGGCCGAGCAAGAGATCGACACGAACGCGATCCGACAAATCACCGACAATCCCGGAGATACCGGGTCCATGGATTACTTCCAGAAAGCGGCTCTGGCCCCCGTCTATTATCCGGACATGTGGCAGAAACGGCTTGTCTACGAGGCCCGCAAGGCGAGCCTGGAGAAGACGCACCCGAACCTGACCGAGTTCCAGCGCCGGGACATGGCGTCGGAGTTCGCTCAACTCGTGACGGATCTCAGCACCGAGGCGAGCCGGGGGCCGATCCTGAACAACCCCTTCGCTCGGCTCTGGTACCTCTTTCAGGTCTCGAAGCTTCGTGATTTCCAGACCTTCGCGCACAACATGCGCCAGAAAAACTACGCTGCCGCAGCGAAACAGGTCGGCGTTCGAGCCGCGCTCCTGGCTGCTCTGGTCAAGGCGGCTGGGGGGTCCTGGGACGATTTCGAGCGCGGAATGCTCGAGTTCTTGCCGATCGCCGATGTCTTCACCTATGGCGATTTCGCCGACATGCCCGGCGTGACCATCCCGGCGACGACGGCGGCGAAAGTGGCCGGGAAGCTTCGCAAAGGGGATCCGATCGGAGCCATCGAACAAATTCCCGTCGTACGTGATATTTCCAAGGCGAGGCTGTATCCTGTGAAGGGTCAATAGGAGGTCTTTCCATGCGCGCCGTCGTCGTCTCTGTCTTGCTTCTGTGGACGATCATTCTTCTGAGCTGGGAATCGCCCCCGGCCCGCGCTGACTCCGTCTCTCATCCACCGGGGGTCGTGCGAGAATGGTCTGTCACGGCCACGACTGCGAGCCAGAACGTCGTGCTGTCTGGCTTCAGCGGCCAGGCCATCAACGTGATCAACGATGGAACCCAGACCGTCTACATCACGACCACGAACACCTCCAGCAACTCTCCGACCAACGGCGATGAGTTCTTCACTGTCGGTCAGAACGAGAATCGATCGCTCGACATCCAGTTCGGCCAGTTCAGCTATATCGCCGCAGCTGCAACGTCAGCCATTCGCGTCACAGTCTTGTCTCAGAACTGATCATGGATCGACTCACAATCACGCTCCTGACGATCCTCGCGGTTCTGGCTGCCGTCGGAAGCTCGTTCGGTCAGGCGATCAAGACCGAAGACACGAGCAGCGGAGGGGGCTCCGGCACCGTCAGCTCCGGGACCGATCGTCGGGTCACTATCTATGACGGCACAGGGACTACGGTTGCTGAGTCGAATCTGGCGATTGCTGACACTGTCGAGGCAGCGATCACGAACGCTGTCGGAGGATATTTGTCGCTGGGGCAGGATCTGGCGACTCTCAACGTCAGCATCACCGGTGACTTGACGGTGAGCGGAGACGCGACGGTCACCGGGGACGTGACGTCTCGATTCCTCTATCAGACGACCGCTAACACTTACACCTATGCTCTGAATCTCACCGGGCAGAGCATAGGTGACATCCCGACGTTCGACGGAGCGGGATGGACAACGATCGACGCTTCAGGCGCCGCCGACGGGGATCTCCTCACGATTCAAGCCGATGGTTCTGCGGCTTACGAGACTCCGACATTCGGGACGGTCAACTCTGGAACCGATCGTCGTGTCGTGATCTACGACGGGGCCGGGACAACGGTCGGTGAGTCTCTGATAGCCGTCGCCAATGATGGCCCCGGGACCATCACCGGCGCCCTTGGGTATGTGGCCTTTGGAACCGGGGGAATCGACGTCACCGGGAACGTCTCTGGAACCACGCTTCTGGCTGGGAACGGCACAGCTGCCTCCCCTTCTCACACCTTCCAGGGACGCACGAACCAGGGGATGTACTCGAGCACCTCGGTTGAGCTGGGGTTTGCCATTTCCGGTGGTGCTGCGGCGACGATCAACTTGAATGGGATTCGAGTCTTGGGCGGGAATTCAACGACCCCTGGGTATTCGTTCCTCGGAGATACGGATACCGGGATCACTCAGTTCTCAGCCAACACTCTTCGGCTCATCACCGGTGGCACCTCAGCCATCGACATCTATTCGGATCAAGAAGTCGGCTTCACCGGGAATGTTTCGGGGTCTGCTTTGACCTTGTCTTCAGTCCTGAATCTCCCCGTAGGGTCCCCTGCGACAAATCTGGCATGGCGCTTCGCTGACGACACGGATACAGGGGTCTACTCTCCTGCTGCGAATAGCATCGTCTATCGAACTGGCGGCAGCGACGTCTTGGCGCTTTT